AACCTTCTAAAATTATCAACTGGATTTCTTAATGTCATTACTTTTTCTAATTTTGCTTTATCTTTAAAAAATGCATCTGATGCAAATGTTGGCGTACAAGCAAAGCGCATCATGGCATCACCAAGGTCTGTATAGAATGCTAACTTAAAATCATCTATTTTTCTAGTAGGATTTACATCCCACGTTGTTTTTTTAAGTGCTAAAACTTTTGGAACCTTATAAGAAAGAATTGTATCTTCTTCCCAAGAAATTTCAAATTGATTGCTTGGATCATCATGTGGTAGGTCTTCGTTCATAATAAAAAGGTGCTTCTTTTCAATAGTTTCTTTTTCTGCAATAACATCTTCATATCTTTTAGAAATAAAGTCACCTTGATAGCGGGGAAATGAAAGTAATACTACTTTACCTAAATCTGGAAAACGTGAGTCTACAGATCCACGAAATGCTTTATAAATATTTTCTGCAGTCTTGCCTTGCTCATTACCAGTTCCAACTTCAGATGCAAAACCAGAAATTTCATCAAGGACTGCAAGTAATAAATTTAAACCTTCATGTGATTCTCTTTCTGAGTGTCCAGAATAAACAGTAATTGATTTATCAAACTCAACACTATCAGCCTTTGCATTATACTTTCCTGCAAACCATGGTGATTTTTCTATCTTAGTTTTAAATCCTTTAAAAAATACGTTCTTTGCTTGTTGTGCGTTAATTGCTACGTTTATGATATCAATTGCATCCCCGCTTGGCTTTCCATAATATCTAGCAGGATCTTTAAGGCATAATAGTTTATAAACTATATATGCACAGGCTACTGTTGATACAAAGTCTTTTCCAGATCCCTTGCCAAGTTGCAAAATAATTTCATTTTTAGTGTATTTATCAAAATATTGAGCGCCAGTAACAGATCCAAATATTTCTTGCAGTTCTTCTTTACGATAAATCTGACTCATTGCTTCTACAATTTCATATTGAATTAAAGATAATGGTGGCTGACCAAGATAATCAGCAGACTCAACAAACGTTTTTGCGTCTACTGGAATTTCATCAAATTGATTTTCTTTTAAAACTTCTAAAAAATCATTGAACATCTTGGACAATTGTGATTACCTCTCCATCTTTGGCAATCTGAGAAAGACGTCTCATAATTAAATCACGAACCTCTGGATGTGTTGAGGCAATGTCTCTTAAGATTTCAACAAGAACTTCTTGTCGTCTTTCAATTTCAACCATTTCTTCTGCAAGTTCTTTGTTTTCTAAAAGTCCTGCTTTTTGTAACATTTCAATTCTAGATTTTTCAATATCCATAACTAACTTTATTGCTTGAGTTTTTGCACTAAGATTATTAGTCATGCTTGACTCATCAATAACTTCATAAGCCTTTGTAATAAGTTTACTATAATGTGTATCAGCACCCGCAAGCGCTTCTTTGGCACGAGCACGAATTGCGTCGTTGGCAGAAGCCATAACCTTCCACTCGTTAATTAATGAAACAACACGAGTACGAGGAATGTCTAACTCTTTAGAAATTTTTGTTGGATCTTGACCCTTAAGATATTCTGTAACTACCTTATTAACTTCATCAAGATGCTCAATTAATTCTGTTTCAGTTGACATTTTTTTCCTTTGCTATTTTTAATAAAACTAAATATCCTATTAAGTCATCAATATCATTGTCTCCAGGATAATCTGTACCTTTCATAAGACGACTTAGTTTGTCATCAATCCTAACTTTAAGTTGTTCTGCTGGATCTGATTTACTAAAAATTCTTACAGGATCAAGAGCAGAATCACCATAGGCTATATTTTTTTCAATAAGCATTTGTGCTATAGAGTGACATGTTTTCCAAATTGAATTTCCAGATGGCGCTCCGATTGAGTGAAGATAAAGATCATCACATTTAAAATTTTTAACATCTTCGTATACTGGCTCTAACTTCATCTTTTTGATTTCCTTAATCCAAATTTTGCAAGGTATACATAAATAGTTTCAACACTAGTCCCGCATTCCTTAGCAATATCCTGTGGAGACTTTTTGTCCATAACAAACCTTTTACGGAGCCAAGCCTCGCTTGTATACAGTTTAGCAGCCATGGGATTATTTGTCAACTTCTGTTTCAGAAATGTCATAGTCATACGCATTTGAGTCTTCTAAAACCCATTTATCATAACTTTCAACATCCCACTTATTTGTATTTATAAGTCTTTGTATTACTAGATCTTTTTTGGTTACAAATGATGGTTCTTTTAATCTAATACGGTTATTAGGCTGTACCGCAAAATTTCCATCATCTCTTTGAATAACATGGCCACATTTGTGTTGCCCTGGACTTTCTGAATATCCATCATCTAAAATGTTGCTTTCTGGGTTATGCCAATCTAAAGTAAATAAATATTTTCCGCCAATATTATTTTTATTTCTATCTATGTAAGACATTCTCATGTTACTTAGGTTTTCAAATTTTGTGACTGCTATATGTGGACTAAAAGAATTCCAAAGCACAAGGTTATAGATTGGTTCTTCAGGAACTCCTGGTTTTGTGCAAAATGCATTGATTGGCATTCTCCACCAAATTCCTCCATCTTCCATTAAAAAATGAAATAAAGGACTTCTACTTTTAATACTAGATACACCAAAAATTACACATGGGAAATATTTATCATGGCTATCTTCTTGATCTCTTAAAAAATTACCACGGACATAGCACTCAATTGGTGGTATGTTAGCGTTTAACTCTGGCATTATTCCTCAACTCTCATTGCTTTATTCCAGTTATTAATAGCCCAATGGCCGATACCACAAGCATCAGCAACGTCATTATCGTCAAGACTTTTATCGTAGTTGATTTCAATTAGTCTAATTGTCCTTTCTTTTCTAATTTGTCTTTCATAAGACTTGTACCAAGAATCTGACTTTCTTGGATTTTTTGCTCTAATATCTATTTGTTCTTCTTTTGTTAATCTTTTATTTCCTAAATAATTTTGCCAAGTAATTGGTGCTACTGTTCCTATTTGTTTTGTTCCAGTTAATCCTGCTGCTCCTAATAGTGCTCCCTGAACAAGTGCAAGGTCAGCAGCAGTTTTTGGACTATTCATAAAAACTGTGTGCTCTATTACAATTGCTTCAAAACCGCCAGAGTATTCAAAAAATGCTTTTGTTTTTGCACATGCATCCATTACTTTTTGATAGTTTGTATTTCCTTCAAATTTTATTTTTCCAACTGTGGTAAGTTTTTTATTGTTAAATAATGCAAAGGCAAGACTTGTAGTGCTTGCATCAATAGCGCAAATTGTTTTAGGTTCACCATTGTTGTTCATAATCAATAAACCCCTTTATTTGTTTTAACATTTTATCTACTTCTTTTTTATTTACATTACAATTAGTACAAAATCCAGAATCATTATATATTGAAAGTTGTTCTCCACAACCACCAGTACAAAGTCTTTTTTTTCCTATTCTTCTTTGTCTACGGGTTATTTGATACCTTTCGGCTATCTTGATTTTAGTGGACTCTTCTCTACAAGTATCTCCACAATAAATCTGATAACTTACTTTTGGTTTAAACTGGGTCTCGCATCTTTCACACAGTTTCACATTAACGGGTCCTCTTCATCCTTTAATAATATCAGAGGTTTGATCTTGATCGTTCCCGTACCTGCTTCAGAGCAGGCTTTTTGGATTGGACATACCTTGCAGATTTTTGAATTTGAGCGATAAGGTATTTGTGGCAACTCTTTATCTTGCCAATTTTTATAAACCATTCTCATCCACTCAAAGGCCTGCTCTACCCAATTGCGATAATGTTCGCTTACAACTACTGGCAAAGTAAGTAATTCGTGATTGTTTTTATTTTCATAAATCATTACACCCTTACGAATTTTCCAAACCTTCATATACATTAACAATTGCATTAAGTGACCCATTTTAGGTTTTCTACTTATTTTCTTATATTCAAAATCATCGTTTCTTATTGTTTTAATTTCACCAATAAGTCTTTCACCTTTATAGTCAATCATGACATCGCCATAACCATCAAAAGGTGGATCATCAATTTTAACTCTAAACTCCATTGCTGGATGAGTTTGTTGATTATATTTTCTTGGTATTGGATCAAACTCTAAGTCTTCTGCAAGTAAGCCAGAAGCCTCTATTGCTTCTTGAATTCTTCCATGTCCCAGGCTTCCCTGTGTTCTATTTGCTACACCAATTGCGTCTGAGTTATCATAAAATATTTGTCCATCAAAACCTAGGTGCCAATATCTTGGACACTCACCTGCGCCATAAGTCAAACCAGATGCAGAAAAATTATTTTTCTTAGTAAACTTTGGTTTTGTTTTAGTAAGATAGCCAGCATTTATGGCAGTATCTAAACCTTCAACAAGACTTTCGTCTTCTTCGCTATTTCTTTTTTTCTTTTTGGTATCTTTAATCATAACCTGTTTTAGTAAGTTTTTAGCCATATTTCATCCTTTGTTTATATTAATTATAGCAGGTTAGCGCATTATGTATTTAAGCGCTGATACCAAATCGTTTATTGCTTGTGCTGCTGTAAAGTATATGTTTTTCTTTGCCCTGTCGGATTTGTCAACATTAGCCATCCAAGTGGCTTTAAAAGACATCTTTGCTGCAATGGCCTGTAGCCTTACAATTTCAAGACTAGCAGCCTGAAGGGGAATATCTGGTTTTATAATAATTTTTGCAATCATAGTTAAGGCAACGGTTAACTCTTCATCCTGCATATAGTCTGCAATCTCTGTCAAACCATTTACCATATCAAGTGTTGTTTTTTGTGGTCCTGTTTCAGACATTATATTCCTCCTCTGTTAATTGTTCTAGCATATTCATTTCAATTATAGCAAGTCTTACTTTCGTATTCCCTTCTCCAAGAATTACAACAATGGCTGGAGATTTATCTCTACCCGCTTGGATAGAGTCAGTAACAGCCTTAGCCCATACATCTTTATTTAATGTAAAAGATTTATTGGCTTCTTTAAAATCAACAACAAATCCTCTCCAAGTAGCGTCACCTTTTTGTGTGTTCCTGCCTGAATTCTTATGTTGTTTTGCACCTATTCTTTTTGATTCATTCTTTTCACTCATTTGTAAAATCTTTCTTTCTTTTCTTTGGAGGTATAAGTCCAACTTTTGAAATATGTTTTTGTGTACACATCCATGTTGCATCTCCAGTTTCTTTCCAATATCTTAAAGATGTAACGACTTCTTCACAAGTTTTACATGGCCACTTGCCAGGATATACAGTAAATTTTGACTCAAGCATTAATTATTTTTGCCTTAAGTTGTTCTTGTAAATTTAGGTCTTCTTTAACACGATCTATAAAACCATCACGGCCTTGTACTTTTGTTCCGTCATCTAACTGATACCAAGCACCAGTTCTATTAACTAGCCCCATTGATTCTGCGGTATCAACTAAATCTCCTATTGCATCAATACCAATATTGTCACCTCTAAAATAAAAATCATACTCACCAGATTGGAACCCTGGAGAGGTTTTAGAGAACTG